CAAGCGAGGTTGGGAAACCGATGCCGTTTGCGACCGATAAGGTCGGCATCAATAATTCCCACATTCATACAAGGCCCCACTTTGCGAACTTTTCAAACCCGCCGACACGTTTGATGTAGAGACGGGCAAGCTCAACAATTTCAGAGTAATGTTTCCCGTCGATAGTGTCGTCACCGATGGCACAGCAAAGCTCTACGGGAGCACCCGTCTGCTGCGCCTTTAAGAAGGCATAGATATTAACGGACACGTCAGCCTTAGACAGATCCTTGCCATGGAGTCCGCCGCCGGTGACAGAATCGGCCATGTCGCTGCCAAGTTTTCGATTGGTGGCACCGCAATCCACGTCGGGACCGCCGGTCCAATCGCCGAGCGGGTTGATTTCTGCATGGGGGTAGGCCTTTCGAAGATCTGCAGCAGCTGCGTTGCTCTGGCATATGATAAGCCGACCATCATTCAGGATGTATTTGCCATCGTAAGGATACTCACTATAGATATCCTTGGCGATACTGGAGAGTTCCTTTTGCTCCTCGGTAACAGGCACGCCCTTAAAGATGCCATTGTCACCACAGCGCACACCCTTCTCCTGATTGCGGGTCAGGTGAGCGTCTTGCGGGACAATCACGATATCTGCCATCACGTCCCCGGCGATCCGTTTGATTGCGGCGGCGATCGACTCTTCCTCTAATGCAGCAGTGGTCTCTACAATAGCGTGACACTTCCCATGACCAATGAGCACCTCGACGGCGACTTTGGGGTTATCCTCCAACTGATACGCCAGATCCACGACGGCTCCAGCGATACGGTCTGCCACCTTGTCCGGGTGGCAGGGGTTTACTTTTTCAAACATTATCCTTTCCTCGCTCTCAATAGTCTCTCCATCACGTTATCCTGCGGGTTTGCGCCGGAGTAATCGACGGAGCAGTTTTCTTTTACAATCTGGTAGATTTGGAACCATGCCTGGTTTACCTGCTTGGTGAACTGCTGCAGCATGGATACATACGGGCTGGCGATTGCATTGCCGGTGGTAGGATGCTTTGCTAAGAAGCCAAACTCAGAAACGGCTTCCTCACACTGCACCTGTCGGGCTACGCTCATTGCATACTGGTTGATGAGCTGAGTGTTTACCAAACGCTCACAGCCGAGGGACTTCAGCCATCGCCACGTCTCCGCATACACTTCTTCGGCGCACATGTCCTTTCCGTTTTTCTGCGCAGCCTTCATGTAATCTTTGATAGGAGGCATGTCTGCGCCCTCGAGATCAGCAGGGTCAGGAAGGTCCAGGACCATTGCTGACTTTCCAGCTGCCAGCTTGTCATTCAATGCTTTCTTTTTGGGGCCGGTTCCGGGGCGCGGGCCGCCTCTAGCAGTACCGTCTTTAGCCACATTTTCACCTCCGATTTATGGGCAGGGGTTAATACCCCGTTTGAATAGGAGTTTTTGCGTAAAAGACCCCGCGCCGCTTCCGGCTGATAGGGCCGTAGAGATTCAGATCGCCCCTACCGGTCATTTGTGTGGGGCAATCTAGTGCCGAGTTCTGCGTGTTTCTTCAAGTGACAGCTTCGACAGAGGGAGACAAGATTACTACGCACATGTGTTCCTCCATCAGCAAGTGGAAGAAGGTGATGAACCTCCTCCGCGGGGACGGTTCTCCCGGCCTTCAGGCATTCCTCACACAAGGGGTGCTCATGGATGTGTCGGTCACGGATTCGTTTCCACGCTCTGCCGTAACGCTTCTTAGCATCCGGGTCTCGTTGATAGCGGTTGTAGAAGTGATCTGCCTCTGGCTTATGCTTCGTGCAATACACTTCACCCGGCTCTGCAAAGTTCGGGCACCCGGTCATACGACATGGGCGTTTAGGACTCCTAGGCATCAGTTCACCTCCATTTCCGGGCATAAGGAAAGCCGCTAGGGAAAGCACCCCAGCGGCCTCGTTTTATTATCTTGCTAAGTTTATCATACTACAGACAGGCCAATGAAAAACAGTGAAAAACTGTGCAAGGTTTATTCCGGCACAACGACGAGTCGTAGAGCCTGCTTGTGAAGGTAGTGTATGTTCCTGACCGTGTAGCCCATTTCCACAGCAATCTCGTCCCACGATTTGTAGCACAGGTACCGCAGCTCCAAAAGCATCTGGCACTCGATTTCATCCACGGATTTGATAACCTGTACCAGCTCTCGCTTCAAATCAACCAGACGGTCAATGTCTGCCTTAATTTCCTCCTGCAGGTCGACAATCTTCATGACTGCATCTGCCATGGTAGACGTGCTGGGGCTTGGGTTGTGGGGCATGCCAGTGATTGCTGAGGTGCACTTTGTAGCAAGCTCGTTTAAGGATTCAATCTGTTCAATCTTACTGTGGATACGCTCGTCCAGACGTAGGGCCTGCTGAAGATACGCCTTGGGTGTCATCTCAGGCCACCTCCTTTTGCAGCATACTCATCAGCCTATTTCCGTCGACTGAGGTCAGTGCGGAAAACCAGCTCGACAGGAAGAACCGCTCACAATCTGATTTCATTTGCAAAGCGGGGCCGTAATCCGCATTGCACTGCAAGTCCTTCAAAGCCTTGCGGTAATCATTGGCTGCGTTCACGATGATTGCATTGGCTAAGCTTTCAAAGGGTGTGTTATTCATGCTCGTACCTCCGAAATAGTTAGTGGTTCTCGGATTGGCACGGATTGTCGTTGATTTGCTCAGATTTTCAAGTCGGCCTTCACGGCGTCGATCAAAGCAGCCTGACTGCTGTCCTTTCTGGCCAACGCCCTTAGGATCCGCTCGTCTATGGTGCCTTTAGTCACGATGTGCTGTATAACAACGGTATTTGCCGTCTGACCTTGACGCCAGAGTCTGGCATTGGTCTGCTGGTACAGCTCCAAACTCCACGTAAGCCCAAACCAGACGAGGGTGCTGCCGCCCGACTGGAGATTAAGCCCATGTCCAGCAGATGCGGGATGGATTAATGCTACAGGGAATTCGCCATTGTTCCATCGCCGGATGCTATCCGACGAGTCGAGCCGAGAAAATGGGATTTGCCGCTCAGAAAGCCGCTTCTCAATTCTGGCGAGATCGTGTTTGAACCAATATGCCACTAAAAGCGGTTTCCCAGATGCAGCTTCGATGATGTCTTCTAAAGCATCCAACTTTCCGTCGTGGATAGTGGCAGTGCCGCCATCATCGGTATATATGGCTCCATTTGCCATTTGTGAGAGCTTATTCGACAGGGCAGCTGCGTTTGCGGCGGTAATCTCACCGCTGGGAAGCTCCAATACAAGCTCTTGCTTCATTTGTTTATAGCGCTCGTTGTCCTCGGGGGTGAGCTTAACGGCATATTCGCTTGCAATGAGTTCTGGCATCTGTAGATAGTCGCCTGATTTCATGGAAATGGTCATATCCGATATTTTGCGGTATATTTGGTCCTCTGCACCGGGGAGCGGCTTATAACTGAAGATAACCTGTCCGTTGCGTTTATCCGGAGTGAAGTAGTTGGTGCGGTACTGTGTAATGAACCGACCGAGTCTTGTACCCATGTCCAGCAACTTAAACTCCGCCCAGAGATCCATGAGCCCGTTAGAGCTGGGGGTTCCGGTTAGTCCGACGATGCGCTTTACCTTTGGCCGAAGTTTCATCAAGGCGCGAAAACGTTTTGATTGGGAGCTCTTGAAACTGGAGAGCTCGTCAATAACGATGGTGTCGAAATCAAGCGCCATGCCACTCTCCTCGATAAGCCAATGCACGTTCTCACGGTTAACGATGTAGATATCTGCTTTGGCCCGGAGAGCAGCTTTTCTTTCAGCTGCAGTGCCTATAACCACAGAACAGACTATATTTTGCAGATGATCCCACTTTTCTACTTCCGCAGGCCATGTATCACGGGCGACACGAAGTGGCGCAATGACCAGCACCTTGTGGATCTCAAAGCTGTCAAACAGAAGGTCGTTTAGCGCCGTGAGGGTTATGCTCGTTTTACCAAGGCCCATATCTAACAGTACCGCTGCCATGGGATGCGTTTTGATGTAGTTGATAGCGTAGCGCTGATAATTATGAGGCTTGAATTTCATCCAGCATCCCTCCAATCTGTTCTGGTTTATCGATCACATAGACCTTGAAGCCTAAGGAGCGAAGCAACCTGTGTCGGGCCTCTTGCAGTGGGCGCGGGCGTTTTCCCGGTGCCTTTAGCTCCGCAAAAGCGACATGGCCATCAGGCAGTAATATGAGACGGTCGGGCATACCATCGAAACTCGGAGACACAAACTTTACGGCAATGCCACCAGCCTTTTTAACCGCCACGCTTAATTTGCGTTCAATCGTTTTTTCTAGCATTCTTGACCTCCCATCAGGTCTTTAATGGATGGGGTAACCTCGCAGAATGTCATTTTCCATACTTTTTCTTATTGCCTTTTTCATAGCCCTAAGAGACTTTTTGTATATGACCTTAATAGAGGTTACCCCTATGTGAAATTAGTGCAGGAAATCCTCTTCGGCAGAGTTATCCTCCCTCAAACGCAGGCCCTTGAAATAGCGCTTATTGTGGACCTTTGTCCGAGCGAACCCCGCCTTCTCCAAGGCAAAATAGAAATCCGCTGTGGAGCGAACATACTCGTTGCTATCAAGAGAATAGTTCCGGTATGCCTGGTACAAAGCCGAGGAACTTTCCCTGTATCCGTCGGCCACCTCGCACTTATCTTCGAGGAAATGCCCGAACCAGTCGTTTTGGCTACGATAGTCATCAATTGCCTCCTGCACACAGCGAGGCAGCGTGAATTTGTAGTCCTGCGCGATAACCTTCTGCGCACCTTCGATTACCCAAGCCAGAATGCTCTCTCCGGCGTTGTCAAAGAGATACTCGCCGTAGTTTTTAATATCGCTCTGGCCGGTGATTTTTGCATTGAACGGAATGACGATCAGACGACGCCAGATACCATCATCGGAGGCACTTACTCTAGGCAGGTGATTGGTATAGAGCACAAGTGTATGACAGGGCTTGAACGAGAACGGGTCCTTGTACTTCTTTTCCGCGAAAACATCATCCGTTGAGCAGAGCTGCTTCACGGTTGAGTCGTTGAGTCGAGCGCCTTCCTGCATCTCGGCGGCAATGAGTAGTCGCTTGCCCTTGACCTCAGCCATCTCGGGCTTGATGTTTCTGCGGCATCCGACGGTCAATGTGTCTGCAGAGATGTTACCGCTGTAAAGACCCAGCACTCTCGAGATAGCGTTCCAGAAGGTCGACTTACCGTTTCTGCCATCGCCGTAGGCAATGATCAGTGCCTCCACATAGACTTTACCGATTGCCGCCAGACCGCAAATCATCTGCACGTAGTCGATGAGCTCCTGATTGTTCTGGAAGATAAGGTTCAGACAGTCTTGCCAGACCTGTTGACCCTTCTGGCTGGGAGAAACAGCGGTAATTTTTGTGATGAAATCTTCCGCAGAGTGTTCTCGTGCACCGTACATGCCCTTACGCAGATCGTAAGTTGCCTCCGGGGTACACAGCGCGAAGCAGTCCGCATCCAAATCCCGCGGGGAAATTTCCAGCATGGGATGTGACTCCTTCAGTGTGGAGGTGATATTCTTGGAGTCCCGGCGCTTGATTGCAAAGGCCTGATATGCCTTCGCAGCCAGATACTCCTGATACACCTGAAGCTGTTCGACGTTCATAAGCTGTTCTGCTTTTGCCTTGGAAGTGCTGTCGAGGATAGCCTGTGCGCCGCAGCTTTTCAGCTTTGTGGTCGCATCTAACAGATCGTTTGC